CAGCATGATCTGTTCTTTGTCTGTATTTTGTAAGTGCTTTTGTTAAAGCAGATTCATAATGAATTGGATCAAGTTCAACATCAACCATGCCTCCACCTAAAAATGCGTTTACATAGTCGAATATTTCTTGTTTTTGTGTAGTTATACCTGTAGCCATATGTCTTGTTCTCCAATAGTATTTATCGTATCGATAAATATGTATATGCCAAGACTATCATTATACAAACCAGAAAAGGGCAACGATTACAAATTTATGGATCAAAGGATCTATGAAATGTTTACTATTGGCGGTACTGATGTGAATATACACAAATACGTAGGTACTGACGATGGAGAAGTTGTTAAAGATAATACTCAGATTCAAGATATTTTGTTTTTAGAAAATAGAGACAGAAAGTACGATGATGATATCTATACTATTAGAGGCATATACAATGTACAAGACATTGATTTTGATTTAAGTCAATTTGGGTTATTCTTAACTAATGATACGTTGTTTATGACTATACATATTACATCAAGTGTTAGCTCACTAGGTAGAAAAATAATGCCAGGAGATGTAATAGAAATACCACACTTAAAAGATGAGTATGCAGAAAATGATTTTGCTACTAGTCTTAAAAGATATTATGTTGTAGAAGATGTAAACAGAGCTGCAGAAGGATTTAGTCCAACGTGGTATCCGCACTTATATAGAATTAAATTAAAACAAATTGTTGACAGTCAAGAGTTTGCAGATATACTAGAAACTCCGGAAGATGAAGATATCTTTATAGGCGATTATAGTACTACAACAACTTATGAAATTGGACAAGTTGTAAAGTATAAAGGCAAACTATATCAAGCCACAGCACAGACGCAAGGAAACACACCTACAGACGTTTTTAATTGGTCAGAGTATACTGAGAACACCTTAAGGGATTTACTAAGCACATACGATAAAGAAAAAGCAATTAATGATGCTGTGCTTGCTGAGGCAGAAGCTGATGCTCCTAAGTCAGGTTATGACACTGGACATTACTATACATTAGATACAGATGATTCAGGTAAAACTAGAGTTAACACTGTAGAAGATCCAACTGCTAGTTCGCCTAGCAGATCAGGTTATGCTGGTTACTTAGTAGAAGATGGACAACCACCCAACGGCGCAGCATTTGGTAGTGGCACTAGTTTTCCTGTTATTAATGAAGCAGGCGATTACTTCTTGCGTACAGACTTTTTACCTAATAGGTTATTTAAGTTTGATGGTAGCAGATGGCTTAAAGTACAAGATAATATTAGAATGACAATGACAAATACCGATCAAAGATTGAATCAAATTGGTACATTCATTAACAACACAAACACTGATGTTATTGGTGACGAAACTGTAACAGAACGACAGGCACTAAGTAAAGCCTTAAGACCAAAACCGGATGATGTATAATGCAATTTTTTTATGATGCACAAATTAGAAGATATATTACACAACTTATAAGAATGTTGAGTAATTTCAATGTGCAAGATGCACACGGAAATGATAAACAAGTACCTGTTATGTACGGCGACTTAACAAGACAGGTTGCAAGTATTATTAGAGATAACTCAGAAAATAAAATACCCACAGCACCACGTATGGCTGTATATGTTACTGGTTTAGAAATGGATAGAGACAGAACAGCTGACTCAAGTCTAATAAGCAAAAGACATGTACGTGAACGCACATTCGATACTGCTACAGGACAATACCTTAACACACAAGGTAAAAACTATACTGTAGAAAGACATATGCCAGCACCTTATACGTTAAAAGTAAGTGCAGATATTTGGGCTTCTAACACAGAGCAAAAATTACAAATATTAGAACAAATACTAGTATTGTTTAATCCTAGTTTTGAAATACAAACTACAGACAATTATTTAGACTGGACAAGTTTAACTGTTGTAAATATGGAAGGTATTACATTTAGTTCTAGATCAATACCTGTCGGTGTAGACAGCGAAATTGATGTTGCTAATTTACAGTTTAGCACACCTATATACTTAACACCTCCAGCTAAAGTAAAACGTTTAGGTGTTACAACAAGTATTATATCTAATATATTTAATGAGCAACAAGGTGATATTAATTTAGGTGCTACTGTTGCAGGACAAATAGACGGCACTGAGCCTACATTTGTAACAAGAGTAAACACTGGTCCTATTGATGGAATCAATGACGGAAGTACAATGTCTGTAGACGATGGCGAATTTCCAAACCAAGGTACAGGACTTATGGACTTTAATACTAAACGTTTATTTGATAAAACAAGTATTAGTAGCACATATCAAAACTATGGTCTAAGTGTAGAAAATGACGTTGCACAACTAGTATACAGAAATAAAGTTGGTGACGTTAGCTGGCCAGAACTTGTAGAAGCATATCCAGGTACATATCAAGCAGGTGTAAGTAGAATACTATTAAAATCTAATGATGGTGATACTTATATTACAGGTACGTTTACAATTAATCCTTTAGATGACACAAAAATTGTTATTGATTTTGATAGCGATACGTTACCCGACGACACAGTTATTTCTGGTCCTGCTAGAAGTTCAAATAGTCTTACAACAATTGATTATATTATTGATCCATTACGTTTTGATCCAAATCAAATTAAGGGCGCAGGTGTACGTTTATTGATTTTAAGTGATATTGGTAATAGCAATAATGAAGACGGTCCTGATGCTTGGAAAAATGCAGACGGAAGTGATTTTATTGCTAACGAATCAGATATACTAGAATGGGACGGAACTAATTGGCATGTTGTGTTTGATGCAAGCGGTGCTAATGACGGTAGTACAGGCTCACCAGCAACATATGTTAGTAATCTAAATACAGGTATTCAGTACAAATGGAATGGCGAATTTTGGATTAAGAGCTACGAAGGAGAATACTCAGGAGCGACCTGGACCATACTACTTGATGCATAATTATTAGTATGAAAGAGATTGTTTGTAGCGGAGCATTATTCTACTCCTTAAACACAGAAAGATTTTTATTTTTACATAGAACAGGAAACAAGTCTAACGTTTCTTGGGGCCTTGTTGGCGGCACTAACGAACATAAAGAAACTCCGTGGGAAGGTCTTAAAAGAGAAATTCAAGAAGAGATCGGCAAAACAGAATATAAAAAAGTTGTTCCTTTAGAAAGTTTTGTTAGTAATGACAACCACTTTTTCTTTCATACATATCTTATTGTAGTAGACAACGAATTTATACCTACACTTAATAAAGAACATGACGGATACGCATGGGTTAGTATAGGAAAATGGCCTAAGCCATTGCACCATGGCTTACGTAATACTTTACAAAATAAAACTATTCAAAATAAGGTAACAACAATTATTGAAGTATTAAAGGTAATAGACACTAATGAGTGATGTACAAAAATATGACTGGGGACACGAACTTACTATTGCTAGTACAAATGATTACTGTACAAAAATATTAGCATTTACAGGTCCCGGAAGTAGAACTAATTTTTCATTTAATGTGAAAAAAGAAAAAACTTGGTTTGTTAATACAGGGCATTTTAAATTAAGATGGATTGATACTGATACTGGACAGTTATTTGAAACAGTACTACAAGAAGGTCAAACACATCACGTACCTCCACTAATGCCGTGTTGTTTAGAAGCAATAAAAAATGATTGTTCAATTACCGAGTCAAGTAACGGTAACTATGATAACGATACGTTTATTGTATTGCCTTCTAAGAATATAGGATAAACAATGTTTCCAAGATTAACAACTTCTGAAAAATGGCTTAAAGATATGAATAGGTATCAAACAGTATATAGTAATTTAGATGAAGGAACTATTAAAGATAAATTAGGGTTATATATTAAAACTTTTGAAAGTTTAAGTAACGATATCGACGTAGGACACCAAAGTGGTAGTGGCGGTTATATTAAGCCTCGGCAACTAATAGACATAAAACATAATTTATTTACAACTAAAGAAAAAATAGAAGTAATTATTAAGCAATTAAATAACTGATATACGTTTAACAGATATAGCACCTACCATTGCAGGGTGCAATGTACATTGATATCTGTAATTACCCGAAATTGTTTCTGGTACTTCCCAATATAATGTTCCGCCATCTTTACCTTGTGCGTTTGTACCTGTAGTCACATTACCAATAATATCTACATGCACTAGTCCAGTATTATATGCTGTTCCTGTACCATCTTGTATTTCAAATGGATGTCCACCAATTTCGTCTAAGTCAAAAGCAATAGTCATACCACCTATTGCATGTAGTGTTGGATTGTTTCCTGAGTATCCGTGACTGTCAACTGTATATGCTGTATTACCTGCATTATTTAATCTAATCATAGCAAAAGCTGGCATATAACTTTTGTCAATTGTTCTACCAGTTCTACCAACTTCTTCTAAGTCGTCATACTTACTAACACCCAATGTTGCCGGCATATCAATACGCACACTATCGCCTGTAACTGTTGTGTTTATATTAGTACCACCAGTAAATGTAAATGTATCTGTTGTTGTATTAGCAGAAACACTACCTGCATCACCGTTGAATGTTTGCCATAAATTTTGGTCTGGATCACCGCCACCGCCACTAATTGAATCTGGTCCCCATTCACTGCCTGACCATACTAATGCTTGGCCTGTACTAGGAACAGCACTACCAACATCTGCTAAGTCTGCAAGATTAGAACTTGTGCTTAGTGCATCAGTAATACCATATCCTGAAAGTGTTGTTGGAGTTGTTCCTAAGTCAGCAAAGTCTTCTACAGCATCAGTAATACCGTATCCTGCTATTGTAGTAGGTACATTTGATAAGTTTAAAAATGATCCGTCAAATGCATCTGTTATTCCGTAACCTGCTATTGTAGTTGGTTTACTTGTTAGATCTGCAAAATCGCCACTAAACAATAAACTTGTAGTATCTGTTAAGTCGCTTAGGTCTGCTGGTATTGTAGGTGTGTTAATAAAGTTATTATAATTTAAAAAGTAAACACTGTCTTGTCCATCTAGTGTATCAGCGTCTGTACCGCCACCACCTGTTGTAGAATCAAGTCCTGGTGACCATTTAGCACCATCCCATTTTAACACATTACCTGCAACAGGAGTTGTATTTGAAGTATCAACATCGGATAAATCGTTTATACTAAGTGTAGGTGTAGTACCATTTATAGTTACTGTATTACCTACAATTTGTGTGGCTATGTTAGTTCCACCTTCAAATGTTACTGTACTAGTAGGTGTAGATGCTGAAATAGATCCTACATCTGCATCAATTTGAGAAAATAAATTTTGATCAGGATCGCCAACTGCACCGTTAAAACTAATACTTACTTCGTCATTAGTTATTGCTGTTACTATACCAGTGCCGCCTGTTATAGCAAATGAATCGTTTTCATTATCTGCTGTTGTAGTACCAGTGTCTGCTGTAAATGTCTTAAATGCATCTGGTTGTTCAGCAGATATACCTCCACTTGAAACTACGTTCCAAGAAGTACCGTCCCAAACCCACGTAGTTATACCGTCTGTGAATGTATCATCTACATTTGGTGTTGCTGGAAAATTTAATGCCATTAAGAGCCTCCGCTAATATTTATCGTTCCGCCAAGGCCCCAAGGCGTTGGTATTCCATATTTACTGTATAAATGTCTGTTAGGTCCTCCTAACAGACTTGTATTATATGCTGAATAATCGTTGTTATTTCCTGTGTCCGATATTATATCTTTAGCAGAATCTGCTTCAATTTTATTTTTAAGTTGTTCTGGCCTAAGATTAGGCATTGCTTGCAAATATAACGCACATACTCCTGCTACTTGCGGCGAAGCCATTGACGTTCCGCCAATACTCATAATTTTATATGTAGTATTACTAGGATAATCTAAAAGTGTATAACTTGAATCTGCTTCAGTACTTGATACACTAATAATATTATCACCAGGTGCAAAAATATTTACGCCAGGACCTTTATTTGATGACACTGAAGGTCTGTCTACATTTATATTAACTTGTGAGTCAATATTGCCTACTATGTATGCTTCGTCACTATATGGAGAAGCTCCTCTATGATAATTAGCTGTAACTGGAGTAAATGTAACTTCATTGTCATAGTCGACTCCGCCTACTATATCAACTTTTGTAAAATTATTTCCTGCGGCAATACAAACATGTATACCGGCATCTATCATTTCTTCAATCTCTGCATCAATTGACGGGATTCTTAGAGGCAATCGAGTTTGCGTTCCACCATCAAAATATGGCGGTGCTATGCCTGTTGCATTATTTAAGGCGCCCCTAGTATCGTAGTCGGCTCCATATGTCCATGCAGTACCTCTGTATATTCCTGATGCAGGATTACCAATTACTGCCGTTCCATAATTCCAACTCATATTAACCACTGTAGGACGTCCGGATGTTTTACCATTATGCCATAGTCTTATAGCATCAAATGCATCACTAATTGCTATACCAGTATTGTCGCTACCTGATAAAGTTTCTAAACCTGCAAGTTTTTGACTGTATATATTTGCGCCTTTTGCCCAGCCATAAGTACTGCCAGCAGCAATACCAGCACAATGTGATCCATGGCCATCTCGATCTCTATAATGCTCAGTAGATTGGGTACCAGAAATACCACTTACAGTATACCAATCAATTTGACGTAGTCTAGATCCGCCTGACAGTAACCATAACTGTATTTCTCCTTTTTGAGCTGATGTTGCTAACTCAAGTCTTAAATCTTCATTAGTTTGTTCAATTGCTATTGTACCATCTGTACCAATCTCAAAAGTATTTTTTTCTGTTGTTACTGTACCAGTTCCAACGCCGCCAAATATTCTATTTCTTTCTATGGTTTCGCCGTTTGCTAAAACAAATCGTATTAAAAATTCAGCGCCATCATATTGTCCACTTGCCCATGCCGGGTCACCTGTTGTTGAAGCAAGATAATTAGGAATAGCAAAACCAAAATATGGTACATATAAATCATAAGTGGCTCTATTGTTATCAACAAAATTAAGTGTAGCAGTTCCGCCTTTTACAGTATCAATGAGCTGTATTGATGTATTATTCCATTCAGGATGATTAGGATCAATTCCGCTATCTTGTATTACTACGTCTACACCAGTTCCGTCTAGTGCGTAATCATAGTTTCCTGCGATTGTATTATTATTACCGTACGGATTAGTTTTTTCGATACACCGTCTTAGACCCCAATTTACATATTGATTTACAGTTGGTGATGTGCCGCCGATTGATCTGTAAAATGTACCTGACTGTGACGCAGAACGCATCATTATAACATCATCTCTTTGATCAGGTGGTATTTCAACGCTTAATACTCTAAGGTCTCCTTTGAGTACTTCTGCTTCTTCGTCTGTTAACATCCAATGCGTCATACGCTTTGAGCCAATTCTAGGATTTGCTACTTCAACGCTTCTATTAGGTATAGGACCCATACCGGTAGTTGCTGCTAATTCACTATCAAATGCGTCAAGGTCTATACCTCTTTTTACAACTACAATATATTCTTTTTCCATTCTTAAACCTTGTAAATATAAACAGCGCCACTACCTGCTTCTTCTGCAGGGACACCTACTACTAAAACCTCATCGTCCATTCTAATTGTATAACCAAACTTATCGTTAGTACTTGTAGAGTATTTATTTGGATTAGTTAATGTGGTGACTAAAGTCCAATCCGATGTGTTAAAAATATACACTACTCCGCTTGAGAAGCCGTCATCGTCGTCTTCGTCTAATGCTCCAACAGCAAGATAATTATCATTAATTGCAATTGACTCACCAAATCTATCATTGTTGTTGCCGATGTAATTATTTGGGTTAGAAATAGTTGTTACTAAATTACCAGTTGACGGATTGTAAACATATACGCGGCCACTGTTAGTACCGTCAGTATCTTCTCCAGGACAGCCAACTGCTGCAAAATTTTCATTTAGGTCTACAGCATAACCAAATCTATCATCTGCGTCAACGGCATCATCTTTTGGATTATATATTGATTGGTCTGTTGCGCCTGTGCTGTTATTAAATAGAAAGAATGCACCACTATCGCCTTGTCCTAATGCTCCTGGTTCGTTTTCTCTCCAGTTACCTATCATTGTGTATGTATCAGTTATTGCTAAAGTGTTTATCTTTTCACCAATTTGGTCGCCTGGGTATTCGTCTTCAGTGTCTAAGTTAGGATTTTCTATACTGTGTGTTTCACTTAGTGGCCAGCCAGTTATGTTTACTCCTGCTATATCGTAAATATATGTGTATCCTGTATCATCACCTAGTCCTACAGCGTCTTCTCTATAAGCAGATGCAGACATATAATTTTCACTAAGTGCAACAGTTTGTCCAAATGCGTCACCGTTGGCCGTAACTGCAGTTGTAGCAGGATTTGGACTTCCGTAATTCATTAGTAGTGTTCCTGGAGTTGCATCATCGACTGAGTAAATATAAATCATACCATTATTGTCTACAGTAGAACTGCCTACTACTTGGTTCTCGCCAGGTGCTCCTACTAAAAGATGCCTTGAATTAAGTGCAACACTTGTACCAAATCTATCGCCATCACCTGCATTTAGTGGTGGTAAAAGATTACGGTTTTCAACTGTAAATCTATAAAATCCTTGTTTATCGTATACATAAACTGCACCTTGTGACGGTGTATTTTGTACGCCGTCTTCTCCTGGAGCACCAACAGCAATATGATTAGGACCTACAGCAACACTTGTACCAAATGCATCTGAATTAGCAATACCTCTTGGATTAGGATTATCTAATGTCCTAATAAGAGTAAAGCTCTTACCTGTTGGTTTATTATATAATGATGAACTAAATGAACTATATCTTGGCATAGAAATTATCCATAAGCTGCTGAGCTACCAAACGCCATCCATAGACCTGCTACTTTCAACAAACTTAAAGAAAACACTTGTTTTTTAAGTGCTACACCAGCTGGGGAAGTTCCGTCTAACCAGTCGATTGTCACCTGACTGCCATTAATGCTTAAGAATTGTAATGTTTGCGGAGTACTAGTTTGATCTACTACTACCGCTATGTTATTTGCTCTATCATCTGTTTCAGGAACATTACTAATCGATAAACTAGTAGGAACTGTTAAATTTGTAAGATAGTAAACTGGGCCAGTGTCGTAACTAATACTAACAGTATCACTTGGGGAGTCATATCTTGAGATAACTTCATTTGTTAGTAAAATGTTTTCTATATTAATACCGTCTGCGGCATTAAACGATATTGTGCTGGCACTAGTAAATGTCGGAGCGCCTATTCCTGTATTCTGTATTGATGTAGCATTTATAGTATCTGCTGTTAGTGATGTTGCTGTTAAATCATCAAATGTTACATCATCGGTAGTGTTAAGGCTCTGATCGTAGGAGCCACCGCCGGCGCCTCCGCCTGAACTGTTAATAGTTAAAGTATTTGTAATTGTGTTAACATCTATAGTGATGTTAGACCCTTCTTTAAAGTTTAATGTATCGTTGTTGCCACTTGCAGAAAACCCTAGTCCGTCAACAACATTAATATTTTTAAATGTGTTAACCGCTGGCAATGGCACTGTAGGTTGTACCCACTGACTACTATCTTCGTCTGCTACGTATACAAATATTCTACCATTAGTACTGTCGAACCAAATAGTGCCTTGTGTTGGTTCATTTGGTGCTGTGTCTGATACTTCTACATTTGCACCGCCTGATCCGCTACCTGTTCCGGGCTCAGCAACAGTAATTGATCCGCCCATGCCGGTATGATTTTTACACCAGTAATAAAGTGTAGTAGGCGTGTCTGTTGTAATTGTAATTTGTACTTGGCGGGTTATTGCTTCATTAAATCTGTCGTAATACACAGCTCTTGTTACAGGATCATCATTTATGTAATATCTTACATTATCCTCATATGCTGTTTCTCCTGGATCTAACTCACCGTTAGGCGAAGTTGAAAATGCAAGTTGATGTTGGTTAAGTCCGCCACCATTAGGATTTGGATAATGAACGTTTGTTAAATCTGTTTGATCAAATACATATGTGTAACCTATAACAAGGTTTAGATCTGGTTTGTAAACTCCATTAAGGACATATTTGTTACCAACATCGTCACCTTGTGCTGATGTAACACTAACAGCATAGTTTACTGTTGCAACTTTAGCATTAGCAATATTCCTTGCTAAATTGTTTTCAGTAACAACAGAATAACCTCCAGCTAGTTTTCCGCTATAAACTCTTAAGGTGTTTGCTTGCTTGTCAAAGAAGACTTCACCACTTGACCCTACATTACGATCTAAGAAATCGTCAGGTCTTGGTATAATGCGTATTCTATCTACTACTGGTGCTGTATTTGATGCCATATTATAATCCTAATCTACAGTAGTATTTATCTGAAGTTTAGTATATAACTCGCTTGTAATGTTTCCAGGTATCTAAAAAATAATTAAATGCTTCTTCGTCATTCATTGTTACGAACTGTTTACAGTGACTTATTACAATTCTAAAGCCGGCCATGCGCCTATGTTGTACAGAATAATTAAGCCAATTTGCATGTGCATCATTTGCTGTTTTAGTATCTTTATTTGCATACAAACTAATTTCTACTTTATGAAAACTACTCATGCCACTTTACTTCCTTTAACGGTTTGTAATCTACAATAAAACGATTATCTAATATAGTCGATCTTAAACGTAAATTTTTAATGTCTTTATCCTCTACAGATCTTACATTAGAATCAATTTTTTCTTTTTTTACTAAAACATATTGTGCTAACGGTGTGCCTGCAGGAATTGTTGTATTACTATTTAATTCGTGCCAGTATAATTGGACATTTAAAAAATTAGGACCTTCGTCTCCGTCTATAAGACCTGTTGCAGCTGTAAAACTATGATTGTCTGGATATGCAATAGGCATACTCATTAAATAATATCCTTTAGGAACATAAACTAACCATGGCGATTGTACTTTAATTACTGTATCTAAAGTATTCTTTTTATTAGTTTGTCCAAAAATAGATTCTGAATGATGTGAAATATAATCCCATTTCCAAATATGATCGGCATCCATTGTGCTTTGACTTACGGGCATTGCCCATTTATAAGATACGCCATCGCCGTTTGTTTCTATATTAAAATCACACCAACTACGAATTACCCAGCCTTCTCGCATAATTTTGTGTATACCAGGGCATCGTGCAATATGAGTAAGTTTAGAATTTTGTGTATTTTTTTGCTGTGTTTTCCAATCTTCAATTGCTGATTTAGTCCAGTTGAATTTTATTTTACCAGCAGGAACAATCGGCATAATTTGAGTTATCTCTGGAAATAAAGATACAAACTCTATTTTAGGTTTTTTCTTAAACCAATTAAACACGAACCTTGCCTTTGTAAAGTGTGTCTATTTGATTCATCATAGAGTTAGTTACAGACCAGCATAATACATCATCTATATGCACTACATGAATTTTGCCATCAGGCTTTGAATAAAATACAATGTGCTGTATTTGTTCTTCATCCTCGCCTAATACATCTTCTACAGTAATAGGCGGTTCTGGTAAAATTTCATCCCCGTGTTTACTTGCAACTACTTGTATGTAAGTTGTGTCTTTGCCTTTAAAAGTAATTATAATATCTTTTTGTGATAATACAGCATTGAACCAACCTACATGTTTTACTCTGTCTTTTTGCACTTTACGTGCTGTATATTGGTCTTTTGCTTCTCTTAAAGTCTGTGTATAAGTTATAAACTCATCTGTATGATATTCTGTAAGTGGCATTGTTATCTCCTAAAGTGCTTTTTATACATACGTTTAAGTAACGAATTGTTATGATTGAAAGAATGTGTTTTCCAAAAAATTCTCTTCTTAAAAAATCTCCAATCTGCTTCGGTCATATCTCTAATAACATGTTCGTATTTTTCTTCCGTAAGTGGAATAATATGTGCAATCGGTGTACCTGCTGTAAGTTTACGTTCTCCGTTTGGTATATTCCAATACCCTTGTATATTTAATTCAGTATTAATTGCAGGGTCTAATACTCCAATTGTAGATTCAAACTCGTAGCGGTCGCTGTATGCAACAGGCGTAATTAACAACTTAACATTTTTTGGTGTAACTATATGCCAAGGTGTGTTTAATTTTACAATAGCTTCTATACTATGCGGTCTCTTAGGTATCCATTTAGTTACATCAGGCGGTTGACTAGTTACAGTATCCCCTTCGTATAATTTTGATAATGTTTCGCTTGGAGTTATATACTGAAACCCTTGTTGTCCTGCTTGTGTTTTAATAATAACATCGTGCCATAAAGGCAATATAAATCCGTGATTGTATAAATCAAAAATACCAGGACACTGATACAAGTGACTAGGTAAGTTTCTATCCTTAGTATCTACATAATTTTGTTTACAACGAGACATCCATTTAGGTCTAAAATCTTTAGCAGGAATAATAGGATATGCTTCTGCAACTCCGTCAATCTTACTAAAAAATTCTATTTTATCTTTTTTCTTAAACATCATGTTACCTGTAATGTAAATGCGACATTCATTCTATCTCTATCTGATTGGTTTACTTCTACTTCATGCGGAACCCAAGCAGGCCATAATATTAGCTCACCGTCGTGGGGGTGTACTAAAACTTCACGTACAAACGGACTAATTGTATTACAATCATTTAAGACATTTGCTGGATTTATAAATTTTAATGGTCCTGTTTTTGTGCCTTGTATATAATACACAGCGGCAAAACTATCTGCTACATGACTATGCAAAACATTTTTACTTGCAGGCTTGTTAATATTTGACCAGTAATCTAAGTTAATATGTCTCTCTACTATATGTTCTTTAAATGTACTATCTAAATTACTATAGTAATCTATTGCTTCTTCTGCAAGTGTCTTTACACCGTCTAATAACCAATCAATGCCGTCATACTTAACAGTACTACGCCAACAACGGTCATTGCTGTTTGCAATTTTGTCAACATTATTTTCTTGTGCTACTAGCATTTGTTGTTTTAGATTAGTAATTTGATCTTCATTACCTACTCTACTAACAAAAAAATCTGATCTAAATAAATTTACTCTTGCCATTCTTTGTACCATTTCTTTAGAAATTCATAGTGATTGCCAAATAGCTCTTTAGAACTATCAACTCTTACATCTTGTACTTTCATAAAGTGTTCAATATACTTTTTTTGTTCGTCTGTTAAATCACATCTTGCATTTGGGTAAGCGCCGCCAGCATGTAACATCGACCACCATTGGACACTATTAAACATACTGTTAGGACTAAAAAATATAAAATCCTTAGGATATGGATAATATTGACTTAGAATCATTCTAGCATCATCTGGCAAGTCTTCAATACGTTGTTTACGCACATCTTGCCAGTAAGGTGTGTCGTTTCTAGTACTAAAATAATAGTGTGCAAAAATAAAAGTAAGTATTTCTACGTTCATTTCGTAAAAACCTCTATTAATCATTGCTTGCGGTTGCTCAGTCCATTGGTTACCTGAAAGATTTAATAATTCAGTTAATGATGTTACTAATGCTGTAGTAAAAGTTATACCTGTGGCTTCTAATGGTTCTATAAAGCCTGCCGCTAAGCCAACGCCTACAACATTTTTTACAGCAATATTTTTATAAGATCCTATACGCATTTTTAAATGGTTTGCTGGTGCATCATACTCGCCAATTGATTCACGTAGTTCTGCTTCTGCTTCTTCTGGTGTGATGTGTTTAGAACTATAAACATATCCATTACCAACACGATGATACGTAGGAATAGTCCAACGCCATCCAGCATTCATAGTAGTTGCTTTAGTATAAGGAAAACATTCTTCTTCTGGATTAGTATATTGTGTTGGCATAGCAACAGCACTGTCGTTTAGTAACCATTTATTGTAACTAATAAAATCTTCTTTTAAAGTTTTGCCTAATAAAATTGATTGAAATCCACTACAGTCAATATACAAATCACCTGCATATTCTTTACCATCAGCATCTATTAGTTTTGTAATACCGCTAACATCAGTACCAACTTGTACAATTTTTGTATCAACATAGTTAATTCTATCTAGTATAAGTTTCTTGATTGTATCGATAATATCGTACGCACTAAAATGTACAGCACCGTAACTATCTAAACCAACATTAAAGTTTACATCAATTTCGCTATCTAATTTTGTTGCTGTGTTACTTTTTGCTAATCTATAAGCAGGATGCCATTTTGCAAATTCTGAATACGGTTTGTCTATAAAGTATTTGCTTACAGGAATATGCGGTGCTGGAACAACATTGTTGACAGTGTCATTGTCAACAAAATAAGGTTCATCATTCCAACCTGTAAGTTCTACACCATATTTAAAAGAAGCATTACTAGGCTTCATCCAGTCTTTTGCAGTAATGCCACACTTGTAAAGGAATGAAGCTGTAAGAGGTTGTGTGCCTTCTCCTACACCAATTGGTCCTTTTGATGCATCTTCAATTAATTGTATTTCAACAGGCTCTGTTAAATTATTAGTCAAGTAAGCAGCTGTAAGCCAACCACTTGTGCCACCACCAAATATAACTATCTTTCTTACCATTCTACTTCCTCTATTGATATTAATTCTTCTTCAGGTTTAGCAAGTACAATAATATATAACCCGTTCCACCAGCTTTCTATATCTTCTACATCACATAATAACATTTTTTCATATGCAACTTCAAAGCCTGCTTTGTTAATGCCGTTTCTTGCACCTTCAACAACACCATCCCAATTTGCATCATCAAATATTAAAACAGCTTCTTTAGCGAATACATTTTTGTAGTGAAGTATAGCTTGCTCAGTACTTGTTGCATCATGAGGTCCGTCATAAAACCACATGTCTATTTTACCGTTGTATTGTGATACATCAGCTTCAAATAAATCATTATTAATTACATCAACAGTGTTGTCTTTCTTATACGATTCTAAATTATTTAAAAAGTTTTGTTTTTCATTATTTGGTAACTTAGGAACATTTGGATCAGCAGGTTGTATGTTTTCTTGCCAGTTGTCAATCGCTACAGCATTTAAGTTATTGTCTTTAATTGCTCCACAGAATGTTGCTCCTTGTGCTACACCTACTTCCATATAATGTTTAGATCCACTAGCAATATGATTTAATACTGTTTGTACTCTAGGACTTGTTAATCCAGGTATACGTGTGTTTACAGTTGGAACACCGCTTATCAATATACTTTCTGCTACGTGTTTTACTTTATTTGTGTGTTCAATTTTAGATTTAACTTTGTAAATATCATCGCAAAAATGACATTCCCAACAATCAAATTTACAATTTTTAATTTTTTTACGCCATGCATCAATTGGTCTATCTTTTAAATTTGTACTTACTAAGTATTTTTCAAAGTTATCATACAGTAGCGGTTCCCCTGAAGCCCAACGTTTTACAATATTCATTGTTTCATATAGTCTGCTTACAGCTTCACGACCGTGCATTTTAAAAACATCAATACCTAGCTCATCTAAATATTCTTCCCAGTCTTCTCTCCAAGGAGTAATATTAGCTGTCTTTAAATGTATACTTGGATCATCAACATCCCACTTAGGACAACTTACTCTACTAATAGGATTATTGAAATATTGTGGTTCTCGACCTGCTCTAGTATTATTGTATTCAAAGTGTTCAACCATCATTGGACAGTTGCCTTTACATCCTTCGTTTGCTAACAAACTATAGTGTATGTCTTTGCCATAATTTTCTTTAATCCAAACCTTTGCTTCAAGTAATCTTTTCAACGTGTCTCTATCACGCATAAGATCTCTATCAAGGTTAATATAATCAAATCCGTACTTTGCTAAACTTACAATTTCTGATGCTACTCTAACATCTCGTAATATAGTATTTTTTATGTATAATTCAGGAAATGCTTTTTGAATTTGTCCTGTTGCCATCCAATGTGTATGCGGAATAGTTGCAATACGTACACCTGCATCGTAAACAGGCTTAAAGTTTTTAATAAATGTATCTAAGTTTTTTTGACTAGGTGGTACTTGTATATTATTAAATGTAGCACTCACTGGTACGCCTGTTTGCTGTTGCACAAACAATGCTTGCTCAATTGCTAACTTATAATCGTCATCTTCTACAAAGATATCGCCCATTGCATCTTGTGCAAATGGAGCAATTCTACATGTAAAATATACGTCTTTGATGTGATCCTTGTACTCTCTAATAAAATTAACAAACTCTATATATTGTTCGTTTGATAACTTAGGATTTAGAGGAATACTAAAAATTTTTCTCATTCATTCTCTTCCATAAAAAAAGGCACTATACTGTATACTTAGTATAGCACCTTTTTGTTAAAAAGTAAAGTGATTATTCCGGATAAAGTGTTTGTGTAAACTTTGTTGTTGCAAATTGTGGAGTTTTTTCTGTATTTGCTGTAAAAGCACAATCCCATTCAAAATATGTTGCCATATATGTTTGAGTTTCTTCTAATCTTGCTAACCCTGGAACTTGAGCTCTAATTTGCACTAGGCCGCCATCGTTATCAAAATTATTTTCTGCCCAATTGAGCATTTGTGCTTTTAATAGTGCTACAGTGTTTGCTTCGTCAATTGAAGTTAATCTATATGCAACTTTTTCGTAATCATTATCACCAAAACTAGTTGGCTGAAGGATATCTGCAGGATTAGTTGTACTACGCATAATAGCAACTTCCCCGTTTAGAGCATTAGTAAACATACGTGCATGAAACATATCTTCTGTAATAGTCGTAGGTTTTAGCCAATCAATTTGAGGAGTGCCTGTTACTCTAGCAAAACTAAAGTGCCAGTCATTTCCTATTATATCAATTTCAGGAACTAGCCTAGGATCATTACTAGGTACTGTTTCAAACATTATATATGTCATTTATTGTCTCCTCAGAGCCTCCGTTTGTTGGTGTTGGGTTTTCTGTCTTACTGTATTTATCTATCGGTGCTAGTAACTCTTTAGTATCAACTTTGCCCTGTAATCTTAAATTTTCTTCTGCAGCACTTTGTAATTGCAAGTTGTAACTTTGTAATTTTGTGCTATAGTCCATTGTTAATGCTAGGATATCTGCTTGTTGTTCAGGTCCAGTGCTTAGGATAGCATCCATGTTACCTGTACCAATACGTCCATAAAAAATCATGTCTGTTGCTGCTTGTTTAGCAAGTCTATTAGTCCAATACTGTGCTTCGTAAATATCTTCTTCGTCAGTATTAAGAATATCCATAAAAGTACGTCCACTTCCGTCTGGTACTAATGCTTCTTCGCTTTCTAAAAATTCTTCTAAGAGATCTAATAAGTGTTGTCTTTCTAAATACCAATCTTGCAATCTACGTTTTGACATAATATGATTACGTTCTGAATTCCATGCTTCGACACTTGCAAGTTCTCTATCTAATTCGTCATGTGCTTCTTCGGCCATACGTTTGAAACGTCTGACTTCTACGTCATACTTTGCAATTTCGTACTCTATGTTTTCAATTGATTCTTCTTTAGATTTAATTTCTAATAGATACTGTCTTAATTTACTATACGGTGTAATTTGAGCTTGACCTACAAACCATCTTAGCTTGTACTTAGGGTTGGTCCATTCTTTGTTAATTGCATAACTAATTGCACCCTTTTCGCGTTCGTTAAGCATTGAAGTGTCTGTATTGACAGAACTTTCATATCTGTGATCAGACATGTACTGCTTTCTACGATCGACATTTTGTACATCATTTGTCATATTAAACTCCTTGATATTAATATATGAATATTTACCAAGTTAATCCCTCCAAGACATCGTTGCTGAACTTTGTCCATTAACTCCTTTAGCATTAAGACTTGAGCCGCCTGTAATACTTGATCTAGTAGTGTATGTAAATTTAGCACTACTTACAACGTGTGAGCCTTGATACCAACCAATAGCATAACCCCAATCTTGCCCTGCAATCATGTTTTCTTCGCCGCCATAATAACTCTTTGAACCAATAACGTCTTGGGTTGTATCGTTGTAAAAGTTTGTTTCTCTCCAGTTTGAACTTGGATTGCTTTCACGTCCGCCATACATGTTAGCATGCTTAAACATTAAACAGT